GTCTATAGATTTTCTTGGAAGAACTTGAGTCTGGATTGCCACGAGTGTAGCCATTAGACCCTTCCTTGACAGCTTTCTGTCTTCCTTCTTTCTCTGCCTGAAGTGTTTGATTGATAGCGCCACTACGGTCTTTCCATAAACTGAATAGCTCGTGTGCTGCTTCCGTATCAAAGTGTTGGTCTGCCTGTACAAACATTCGAGTCCTGATGTTAGAGGCTTGAATCCACTCAGCAAACTTAGGATCATTAACGATCTGTGGGATGTCTGGATGGTCTTGCTGAAGGATTGCCATAGAGGTTTGCTTTTTGTAAGCTCTCGTTGACTCTTCTGCTGCCTTAACGGATGGATGATTCTCAATTGCTCGACTGATAGCCTTTTCAGGATCAGAATAGAAATCTATATCTTCATCTGTGTCACTGGTAGCCTGAGGCTCCTGTGACTTGAGTTGTGTGTTGATGTAACTGTCGACTACATTGCGTAAGTCACCTACTTCAGAGCTTTGACGACCTAGGAGCTTCTCAGCCTCTTGGTGCATCCTAACTACATCTTCAAGTGTCTTACCGTTGTACTTGCTAGGGACTGCTTCAGGTTCTTTAGCTGGCTCAGGGTTAGCCTGTGGGGCTTCCTGTGCTACTTGTGAATCTGTAGCCATATCATCTATAGTATCAAAACGCTCATTAAATTCCTCATTCTCGAGGATAACTGCTGCCATATTAAACTCCGTACCTTAGTATTATGGAGAAAGATTAAAAATGAAAGCTCCTAGTGTTCAGGGTTAGCTTTCTCTGCTTTTGCTCTACCACGCTCATGATCCTTAGCCCACTTGATAGTGGCACCAGCGAAGTCGCCAGAGAAGGGATCTAACATAGACCGTGGAGAGGAAAGTTGTCTGGTTGCAAGCCCGTGACACTCTTTGCATAGCATTGAGTTGGGTGAGCCTTTAACCATGTATTCATTAACGTGCCCTGAGGCACATTTGTAGTCGAAGAACTTATACATCAGCGTATTCAGCTTCAATAGGATCTTCAGTACGTTGAGATTCCTCTTGGCCTACACGCGTAGTCTCTTCTAAGTTGAGTATAGCACCTATGATGTTCAGTTGGCCCTTACGAAAGAAGAGTTCATTGACGTCTTTGGTGCTCTCTACTGAATTGATGTTCATTGCGTCTATGCGTAGGTCAGCAAGTAGTGTCTGCCAACCTTTGGTGCGTAGTAGCTCGTTTACATCTCTAAAGTATGACTCTAGTTCTTGGTCTGTCATTAAGATATTACCTTTAGTTAAAGTATCTTTGATTATTCCCTCTATTATAACACATATTTGCTATAATGTCAAGGTTTTTCTTTACTTTTGGCAGGAAGTGTGCTAGGCGACTCTAATGCTGCCACCTGCGCCTCTAGCGCTGTTATCTGCTGCAAAAGCCTGCTGTAACTGCTGTTGATCTGCTCCACTACCTGCTGGAGGTCTCTCTGTGATACCATTGCCTTGTGCTCCTTGTTTCATGTGAAATTGCATGTCCATCTGCTTCTCTTTAAGCATCCGATCAGCTACTTTAAGTCTACGTTCAAACTCCCTGTCGTCACTCTCACCATCTTTTAGGTTAGTTGTGATAGCTTTGATACGCTCTATCTCCATTTCAGCAGGTATTGCTTGTGCTTCTATGGCTAGCTTCTGTGCTCGTGCTTCAGATTCAGCAGCTTGAGCAGATAGTGCAGCAGTTTGTGATGCTTGGAACGCCAGCTCAGCCTGTCTAGTCTCTTCCTGAGCCTGTTGAGCCTCTGGGGAAGGTTCTGCAGCCTTATCTATGAGTCCTATGAGTTCTTCTCTATTGCTTACATTCATATTGTCTACAATAGACTTAAGCATGATAGGGTAGTAAGGTGTATCCTTGCCCATTGTCTGTAGCAACTGCACCAGCTGGCTGACTTCATACTCTCTAGCTACTATGCCTAACGTAGACGTAGCATTGAAGTTGTAGTCTGACACTGGATAGAGCTCAGGCTCGTACTGCATATAACGCCAAGCAGCCTTAGATACAAAAGGTATCAAGAATGACTCTTGGAAGTTAATCAAGGTGCGCTTATGTCGCTTGATTATAGCGCCTAGAGACATCGAAATGCCTGCAGCAGTAGCTTCTCCGTTTATTTGTCCACCAACACCAGAAGAATCTACAGCACCTGTACTCTGCTGAACCATAGATTGTAGTGCAGCGGCCTGAGCAAATGTTATCTGGCTTACGTTACCAAAGTTGAATGGGTTGATAATCTCACGAGGGTCACCATTCGTTAATAATAGCTTGCCAGCACGAATCTCTGGCTTAGTGCCACGAGGGATGCGTGTAGCGTCCATGGCAAGCATAGGGTGTACTGTAAGCGCTAGTGCGTCTATACGTGCACGTAGCTCTGCGTCTAGTGCCTTTTGTGAATTGTAGCCCTTCTCACATACGCCTCGACCCCAGAAGCGACTAGGGACAACATCCCAAGGGAATGCAACCACTGGACGATCCTTCATCATGTATGGGCTAGGCTCTGCCTTAAGCAAGTGACCTTCGTTAGCAATGATGACTACAGCTTCAATGTAATAGCTTTGTGTGTCTTCATCATCCAGCTCATAGTCTAGCTCTTGCTCTAGCAGGTGACGTGGGACAAGACCATAATACTTAGTAAGCCTAGTCTTATCATCTTGGACAACAGTAAGGTCTGAGTCTGGCTCTAGGTTGAAGTCTTCAGAGGCGTTACCAATGTAAACATCCTTATAGATACCTTGCTCTTGCAACTGCTCTACCAAATGTGTACCAACAAACTCATCAATGGCACAGCCTAAGGCTTCCTCTACGTTAGTAGCTACTGGGTCAATACGGAAGTTCTGTGGCAGCACAGGGCGTAGACGAACTACAGTGCGCTTGGATATGTTGACACCAACAGCTTCCATAGCTCCACCCATTACTTGTTCAGTAGCAGGCTTCATCTCATTGATCTCTTCGAGTACTATCTCTCCGATACCGTTGCCATAGACAGCTGAGTTGATTAGGCATTCAGACACGTCCCTACGAATCTTAGCTTTGTTGAAGTCCTCATGGAGCTTCTTACGCAAGAACATAATGTCCTCAGTCTCAGAGTCTCCCATGTTATCCTTAATGTCAAAGTAAGTACCACGCCCGAAGGTAGCCTCTTCTATTTCAGCTACGTTGGACTCTACGGCCTGCTGTAGTGCTGGTGCAATGATCTGGGAGCGCTCAGCTGCTCTAGTCTTGTCACTTGCAGCCCAAATGCCACGCCAGAGCCTATAGTACTCTTCATGCTTACGAGCATAATTGGTTTCGTAATAGTCGCCCCAATCGTTTACTTTGGACATGACCCATGACTCTAGAGATTGCTCAATGATCAAAGGTTCTGTACTTTCATTATTATCTTCGTGGTGCATCTTCATTATTGAAATCTCTTTAAGTAGGTTATAGCTTTTAGAAGCGCTTCAGGATTCTCTTTAAATTGCCCAAGTCCTGCATTACACCCGCCACATAGTAATGCACGTACAGCACCCGTATCGTGGTCATGGTCTACAACTAAGCGTGCCCTTGCTGCGTGTCTCTCTGCGACGCCACATATATCACAACAACCTTCTTGTGTGGTATACATCACGGTATACTCTTCTAAAGTTATTCCGTAATTGATACGCAGATTACAATCACGCGTCTGGTTTTTAACCCTCTGCTTGTTCTCGGGTTTATTCTTCCACTCAAGATGTACTTTGTTTTTACAGCCTTTACAGGAACCTTCATAAGTATCCCGTGACTTCCTATAAGCAAACTTAGTAAGCTCTTTAGACTCACCACACTTATTACATTCCTTCATAGGTTAATATCCTGAAATTGAGTCTAGTATTTCGTGGTCATCCCATTCTTGGAAGTTACCAGCATAAGTAGTCTTAGCTAACTGATCTATGTAAGCTAATGAGTCTATAAGGTCGTCATGGGTCAAAGGATCTGGAAACTGGAACAACTGATCTAGGAAGACACTATGCCACTCCTTCTTCTTCTTGTTCAAGGTTATGCGACCATGCTCGAATCGACCCTGTAGGGCCCACATGATTCTATCAGTCTTCTTCTGGTTACCATGGGTGAGCTCCTCGACACGAAAGTAAGTGTTTAAGCGCTTCATACGATCCATTAGAGGTGACATAACAGCTTGCTTAGAGATGCCCTTCTCTATACCAATGGAGAGTGGCTTGTAGAGTTTGACTACATCAAATATCTTATTAGCAGTCTCATCAAGAGTCCAACGTCCATAGATTATGTCCTCAACGAACCAACCTTCCTCATTAACGTAGACTATGGATATAGCTGATTGGTCTAAGCGACTAGTGTTGCCTTTGGCTTTAGACACATCTTGGAAACCAGCTAAGTCAATGGCTATGTAATAGTCTCCATCACCATCTGGCTTAGTGCCGAAGTTAAGCCATTCCTCTTTGAACATCTCAGAGCCTTGGTTCTTGAAGCTAGCCATAAACTCCTGTTGGAAAGCATGGGTAGACATACTCTTCTTAGCACTATTGATCTCTTCATCATCTAATGTTTCATTATCGTAGCTAGTGAAGTGCCAAGAGGCAAAGGATGGATCATCATCAGTGAGCTCAGCATACTTGTATAAATCATAGAAATGGTTGCGACCCTTAGGTGTGCCAATGAATAAGCAGCCACCCTTTTGGTCAGCTAAGGCTGGACGTAGGATCTCCTCAAATACCTCAGGTTTCATGTCGCCATACTCATCCATAACCAAGAAGCGTAAGGACACACCTCGCATAGTATCTGGACGGTCGGCACCTTTCAAGCTAATAGTAGCACCATTGACCAATGTGATTTGCATATTGTTGATGTGGGCAGCTGAGATGACTGGAGCA